GTACGTTATTCACTCTTTTAACGGCTTTACCAGCTACGGATTTGGTGGCAAATTCTTTCTTAGTCTGACCTACATCATCATTAAAAATACCAATGATATCGGAAGTTACCAAACTATCCCACTTGTCATCTTGATCTTCTGTGATGATGCGTGAATCATCATATTCGACACCCCAGGCTTCCAAACCTACTCTCATAGTTAATCCTCCTAATATCGTCTTTCCTACTCCTGAGGAACCAGTGATACCTACTCCAAACGGTTGGAGTCTTTGGGTTGTGTTCCTATGTTTACCGACTATTTTCTCTTTCAGAATAGTTAGTTCGGTGTATTTGTTTTGAAGCCAGAAGCTTGTAGCAGCATCAGGTTTGACTCTTTTCATTGCTGCAACTTGTTGTAAAGCTTCATCAACTTTCTTCTCATAAGGCCCGATGTCTCCACCATTCCCTGACAAGAATTTATGTTGATTGGCTAACACATAGTCACAGTTCTCTTGAAATTCATGCATCTTTTGATCACCAAACAATATTGGTGTCAAACTTTGAGTCATTATGCACTTATATCCTGTGCTAAGCATCCATGTAAAAGTTTTTAGAACTGCGTCAATAACATCAACAGCTTTGACCTGTTCTTTCATAGCTTCTATGGATATAAACTCAAATCCAAATGGTTGCCATTCAAGTTTCTTAATACTACAAGCAGAAACGCTCATTGCAATCGATATGAGGTAGCTCATTTTAGAGAAAATAGGATTTGACTTAAAAGTCTCCCATCCTCTCACAATTGTCTCTCCTGAGAGAGCATTAGCTGGCAATTCCTCTTGTCGTTTACACATTGTATCAACCAATTTCAATATTGACATAGTAACTGATTGTTTGGTACACATTTTGACATAAGACATAGTGGCAACAATTACATCTGTCACACTATCGGCCTTCTTGAGATGCCAAGCATATAGCAAAACATTCTCAATATGAGAAACCCAGAAATCAGCTTCTTCTGACAAATTTTCTCCTGCAAAAGAAGTAAAAGAATCCAACAAATCTTGGAATTCTTCATCCTTCTTAGCATCGGAGAAATCTCCATTGTCTGGAGAAAGCACAGCTCTAGCTATTTCATTGCGTTCCTCAACAGTCTGTTC